ATTAGAGTGGTATGAATAATGGTAGCTAAAAAATATCAAAATCCAGAAGGAGGCTTGAATGAAGCTGGGCGAAAATACTTCAAAAGGACTGAAGGCTCAAACCTTAAAGCACCGCAAAGCTCTGGCACTGATGGTCGCCGTGTATCTTTTGCTGCTCGTTTTTCTGGGATGGATGGCCCGTTAAAAGATGAAAAAGGTAAACCGACTCGACTCAAATTAGCATTACAAAAGTGGGGGTTTAGTAACAAAGCAGAAGCACGCGCATTTGCTAACAAAAATAAAGAGGCATAATTATGGCAGAGATGATGAGACTAAAAGCAGAAGACGTATTAAAGCGTCATGAAAAAGCTTTAACACGCAAAGAAGATTTTAGAAATCTGTATGAAGAAGCATATGAGTTTGCTTTGCCACAACGTAATCTTTACGATGGACATTATGAAGGTAAAGTCGGTGGTACAAAAAAAATGGGACGTATCTTCGATTCTACTGCCATTGCATCAACACAACGCTTTGCTAATAGAATGCAGTCTGGCATCTTTCCTCCACAAAGAAAGTGGTGCCGACTCGAACCTGGTTCTGATATTCCTGTGGATCGTAGACCTGAAGCACAAGCTGCATTAGATATGTATTCAGACAAAATGTTTGATACATTAAAACAATCAAACTTTGATATTGCTATTGGTGAATTCTTATTAGACCTATGTGTAGGTACTGCCGTTATGATGGTGCAACCCGGTGATGATTTATCACCGATTAATTTTATTCCTATTCCACAATATTTAGTTGCATTTGAAGAAGGTGCAAATGGACATGTTGATAATGTCTATAGACGTATTCGTATTAAAGGTGAATCCATTCAACGACAATGGCCTGAAGCAAAAATACCTAAAGAATTATTAGACAAGATAGAACAAAAACCTACGGACGAAATTGAATTAGTTGAAGCTACTGTCTTTGATCAAAAGCGTGGTGATTATTGTTATCACGTCATTGATAAAAATAGTAAACAAGAAATTCTTTATAAACGTTTAATACGTAGTCCATGGATCGTATCACGTTATGCAAAAGTAGCGGGTGAATTGTATGGTCGTGGCCCATTAATTACTGCATTACCTGATATTAAAACATTAAATAAAACAAAAGAATTGGTATTAAAAAATGCATCACTTGCAATCAGTGGTGTCTATACTGCTGCGGATGATGGTGTATTAAATCCAAATACCGTTAAGATTATGCCAGGTGCAATTATTCCTGTAGCACGTAACGGTGGCCCACAAGGTGAATCGCTTAGACCATTACCACGTTCGGGTGATTTTAATGTATCACAAATTGTGATTAATGATCTTGTACAAAACATTAAACGTATTCTATTAGATGAATCCTTACCTCCTGATAATATGTCAGCACGTAGTGCGACAGAAGTTGTAGAGCGTATGAAAGAATTATCACAAAATTTAGGTTCTGCATTTGGTCGATTGATTAATGAAACCATGATTCCATTAGTGAGCAAAATTTTAGAAGTGATGGATGAGCGCGGTATTATTACTTTGCCACTCAAAGTAAATGGCTTAGAAATTAAAATTAGTCCAGTTGCTCCATTAGCCATGGCACAAAACATGGAAGATGTACAAAATATTATGCAATACGCACAAATTGCACAACAAACACCGAACCCAGCAATGTCTATTAAGATGGATGAAATGATGGATTATATTGCTGACAAACTAGGCGTACCACAAAAACTTAGACCAACCCCACAAGAAAGAATGATGTTACAACAACAACAGGCTCAAGCAATGCAACAACAGCAAATGATGCAAATGGCGCAAGAAAATCCTGAAGCTGTTGCTCAAGTTGCCCAAGCCGCTACACAACAACAAGGATAAATTATGGCTGGATGGGATGATTTAGAGCAAGCATTACCGCTTGATACTAGAGATGTACAGCAACAAAGAGATGATTTAGACCGATTAGTGCTTAGAGTAATAGGCAATGAAGAAGGTCAAAAACTAATGCAATGGCTGCGCGATGCAGTTGTTGAGCAACCTGTCGCCTTGCCGGGTAGCGATCCAAGTTACGCTTACTACCGTGAAGGACAAAATAGTATTGTAAAGGACTTAGAAGCAAGGTTAATTAGAGCAAGGAAATTATAATGAGCGAAGAAACAATCGAGCCTAGTGTTCAAGAAGAAACAACTCCTGAAGAAACTGGCCTACTCGATTCAGCAACAGTCGAAAATGAGGAAGCCAGCTCATCAGATCCACAAAAAGTAGAAATAGATCATCGTGATCCCGCTGAATTAGCAGCACAAGATGACGAGCCATTAGAAAGACCAGATTGGTGGCCCGAAAACTTTTGGAAAAAAGATGATTCCGAACCTGATCTAGAAGGGATTGCAAAATCTTGGATGGATCTACGCAAACAAATCTCACAAGGAAAACATAAACCACCGGCAGATGGCAAATATGATGCTACTGCTTTTGGCAATACGCCAGAAAGTGATCCAATTAGACAACACGTTATGAATTGGGCATCTGAATATGGTGTAAGTCAAGCAGCATTAGATGCATTAGTTAGCCAAGTTGTAGAAATGAACGAAGGTACAATGGAAACTTTTGAAGCTAATATTCAAGAAGAACGTAAATCTCTTGGCCCAAATGCTGATGCTCGAATTGGTAGTATGGTGAAATGGGCATCTGGATTAGTAAACAAAGGTGTTTGGTCAAAAGATGATTTTGAAGAGTTTAAAGTTATGGGCGGTACAGCTAAAGGTATTGCTGCATTAGAAAAACTTCGATCAGCTTATGAGGGCAAACTTCCAGTAGAAACAACTCCGGTAGAAGGCGCACCAAGCAAAGAAGAGCTTTATGCTATGGTTGCTGATGAACGCTATCACACTGATCCATCATTTAGGCAAAAAGTAGAACGAGCATTCGCTCAAAACTTTAGCTAGTCTTTCTTGCAATAGCCTTGATTTGATAGTAAAATTGGATCAAGGCATATTGTATCTATTCTGTATACAACCCTTAACGCAAGTAATCTTGACGACTGGCTATCGTAAATAGCAAGCACCGGCCCAGATTCTCTGGCATACCACAGCGATTAATTTTTTATTAATTTCTATAAGGAGAATAACAATGGCTATTGGTTTATCTAATGCTTTTGTTTCACTCTTTGATGCCGAAGTTAAACAGGCGTACCAAGCTAAAGCACAATTAGTTGGTGCTACACGCATGAGACGAGGCGTTGAGGGTGAAGTTGTGAAATTTCCAAAAGTAGGTAAAGGGGCGGCTACACTTCGTGTACCACAAACCGATGTTACACCTCTTAATGTGGATTTTTCACAAGTAACTGCAACACTACAAGATTGGAATGCTGCTGAGTATTCTGATATTTTTATGCAACAAAAAGTTAACTTTGACGAAAGACAAGAGTTAGTACAAGTTTTATCAAGTGCTATTGGTCGCCGTCAAGATCAGTTAATTATTGATGCATTAACAGCTTCAGGCACATCATTGACCGTTTCTAACGACATTGGTGGTACTGATACAAACTTAAACGTAGCTAAACTACGTGAAGCTAAAAAACTTATGGATAAAAATAACGTTCCTCCAATGGATCGTCATATCGTTATTCATGCTAATTCTTTAGCTAATTTACTTTCAGAAAACGCTGTTACATCATCTGATTTCAATACAATTAAAGCTTTAGTACAAGGTGAACTTGATACATTCTTAGGCTTTAAGTTCCATGTATTGGGTGATCGTGCAGAAGGTGGTCTTGCTATTGATGGTTCTTTAGATAGAACTGTTTGGGCATTCCACAAGCAAGCTATGGGTTATGCTGAAGGTATCGCTCCTCGCACCGAAATCAACTACATCGCAGAAAAAACTTCTTACTTAGTAAATACAGTTCTTTCTGCTGCTGCTGTTGCGATTGATGCTGAGGGTATTGTTCAACTCACATGTCGTGAATCTTAAGATAAGGAGAAGTTATAATGGCTTATACTAAAGACAACCTACAACCGATTGGTGGTCAGTCTAAAGCTGGTAACGCTCCTCAAATGTGGAGTTATACAGCACCAGCCGCAGATGCAATAGCTGATATTAATACATCTGGTTATTTCAATGGCGCTTCTACTGTATTAAAAGTAGGTGACTTAATTCATGTATGGGACGCTTCTGTTCCTACATCAACATTAGTTACTGTACTTTCTAATGCAAGTGGCGTTGTTGACGTTTCTGATGGTACAGCACTATCAGTAGCTGACGCAGACTAAGTAGTAAAAATGCAGATGACGGGGGTGTATGCTCCCGTCTATTTGCACATTTGGAGATATTAAATGGCAACTGGTGATACCGATATTAAAATATGTTCTGATGCATTATTAATGCTAGGCGCAAGTCCAATTTCGTCTTTTACAGAAGGGACAGATGAATCGAACATTTGTAGTAGGCTATACCCTGATGTCAAGATTAAAACATTAGCAAGTTATCCATGGAGCTTTTCATTTAAAAAAGTTCAATTAGCTCGATTAATTACAACACCCACTAACGAATACAAGTACGAGTATCAAATGCCATCAGACATGATTGCAAGACCTAGAGCGTTATATGATACAAGTACAACTTATGCAGTGCCTCGAAGAGATTATAAAATTCAAGGCGATAAAGTATTAACAAATTATGAAAAGGTATACATTGATTACCAATACAATATACCTGAATATGCACTACCGCATTTCTTTGTTCAATTGTTGAAATACCAAATGGCTTGGCATTTAGCAATGCCGATTACAGATCAAAATGAAAAGTCTGCTTATTGGCAACAAGTTGCTGAAGGCACACCTGGCGAAAATGGCCGAGGTGGTTACATGAGACAAGCAATGAACATTGATGGACAAGGACAACCAACAAACGCAATACAAGACTTCTCTTTAATTGATGTGAGATATTAATGGCTAGGTTTGTAAACGTACAAACTAACTTTACTTCGGGCGAGCTTGATCCATTAATTCGCTCACGTGTTGATATTGAATCTTACAAAAATGGTTTAGAGCGTGCTAAGAATGTTGTATGTCAACCTCAAGGTGGAGTTAGACGTAGACCTGGAACTAAGTTTATTAATGAACTTGGAGGTTCACCAGCAAATGGTGTGCGTTTAATATCATTTGAATTCTCTGTAGATGATAGCTATATGCTTTGTTTTACTACAGACAGAATGTATATTTATAAAGACAAAGTTCTTATAACTAATATTAATGGCTCAGGCAATCCATATTTAGATACATCTACTTATGGTTTAACTGGCTCACATTTAGATCATATTGTTTGGACTCAATCAGCCGATACACTTATTATCGTTCATGAAGATCATCGTCCAATAAAAATTGTACGTGGTGCAAATGATTCAACATGGACAATTTCAAACATTACATTTGATTCAACACCTAAGCATGCATTTACAGTCAGTACATCTAATCCAGCGGGTACAATTACACCAAGCGCTGTATCAGGTAAGGTTACATTAACTGCATCCTCTGCTGTATTTAATAGTGGTCATGTCAATCAATACATCAATGCTGATCCACAAGGTCGAGCTAAAATTGTAGAGTATGTAAGTACTACATCTGTTAAAGTTGTGACTGAGTTTCCTTTCTTTGATACATCAGCTATTGCTAATGGTAAATGGGAATTAGAAACAGGCTATGAAGATGTGTGGTCAGCATCACGTGGATGGCCTAGATCAGTTACATTTCATCAAGGACGTTTATTTTTTGGTGGTTCTAAATCAAGACCATCAACAATATGGGGTTCTAAAGTTGCTTTATTCTTTGATTTTGAGCCTGTGGAAGGATTAGATGATGATGCTGTGGAAGCTACTCTTGATACTAATACTTATAATGCTATCGTTGATATTATTAGTGGTCGTGATCTTCAAGTGTTTACTACGGGTGGTGAATTCTATGTTCCGCAAGAAGGATTAACACCTATTACACCAACTGACTTTTTCTTGTCATCTACATCACGTAATGGATGTAAAGAGGGTGTGCGTGTCAAACAATTAGAATCAGGTATTTTATTTATACAAAGACAAGGTAAGGCTTTATCTGAGATCGCTTACTCTGATACACAGTTAACTTATTTAACATCTAAGATTTCATTGTTATCAGGCCATCTATTAAAGAATCCAAAACGTATGGATATTAGACGTGCTGTTAATACAGACGAAAACGATTTGTTATTAATCGTTAATGCAGCCGATGGCACAATAGCTGCCTTCTCATTGTTACGTGCGCAAAATGTTATTGCACCTTCTGAGTTTACAACGGTAGGTTCATTCATTGATGTCGGTGTAGATATTACAGACATTTATACCGTTGCTAAGCGTGCTGATAGTGGAACAGATAAATATTATGTGGAGGTATTTGAAACTGAACGACTCACAGATTCTGCTGTTGTCGGCACTACTGCTTCTAGTCTTGATGCATCACACATTGATGGCGCAACCGTTAATGTGATTTCTGATGGTTATGTAGAATTAGATCAAACGGCTGATAGTGCTGTCACCTTTGTTAATACACCCACTACATCAAGTGAAGTTGGATTACCTATCTCAGTTGAAATTAAGACAATGCCACTTGAATTAAGGATTGATGCGGGTACACGTATTGGTTTTAGAAAACGTATTGTTGAAGTAAACGCATTATTATATCAAACACAGAACTTAGTCATTAATGATAATTTAGTTCCTATTCGTGCTTTAGGTGCTGGCGCATTAGACAAAGCAGTACCAGAGTATACAGGAACAAAGACGTTGCATGGTATACTAGGCTATAGTGCAGATGGACAGATTACGGTGACACAATCTGCGCCATTAAAGTTTACCTTATTAGGTATGGAATATAAAGTGTCAGTACATCAAGGAAGATAAATGGGATTACCAGTCGCAATTCCAGCAGCAACAAGTGCATTTGGCGGAAGCATGGCAGCAGCTACTGTTGCAGCCCCGGCCTTAACAACTGCCGCAGCTATGAGTGTGCCTATGGCACAAGTGGGTGCATCTATGATGATGAATCCAGCTATTATTGCACCGGGTGGTGGAGGATTCTTTAGTACACTTGGCAGTAGCATTAGTAATGTTTTAAATAGACCATTATTAAGTACAGGTACAGATTTACTTGGCGATATTACTGTAAAACAATTCGGTTACATGGCATCACAAGGCCTAGGTATTATGCAACAAATACAACAAGGTCAAATGCAAAAAAGCTTGATGCAAATTGAAAATGCTAAATTACAAGCTGAATTAGCTCGTAAAAAATTAAACTATGAATTAGATGCACTTAAACATATGAAAGCACTTAATATTGCTAATTCTACATTACTTGCGCATCGTTATTCAGGTGGCGTATATGGCTTAGATGGTTCAGCTAAATTATTAGAAATTGTTAATCAACAAGAATACGGTCAAGATTATCAAATGGCATTAATGAATCTTGAAAATGAAATTATTAATGGCAATGTACAATCTGGTATCTTTAAAGCTACAGGCGATGCTGCCGTTAGAGATTCTTATTTAAGTTCTGCTGCTAAATTCGGTGAAGCTGCATACATGTATGATCGATTAGGATTTCCGGGGAGGACTGTATAGTGGCCCAAGATAAATATACAAGTTCTGTTAGAGCAGAAGCACCTACTGAGTTACAAGCAACTGATATTAAATATGCCATACAATCATCACAAGCATTAGAAGCTCGTCTTGATCGCTTATCTGGTTTCATTTATAAAGATTTAGAGAAAGAAGCAGAACGCATGGGTTTGCGTTATGGTGTAACTAACCGACCATCTTTAGAACAAATTGCTAAAGCTGTAGAACGTGGAGAAGACCCTAATCAAGCGTTTCATGCAGAAGGTACAGTATTTGGTGATGCTGCGCATAAAGCACAATCAGAATTACTTAAACAAGATTTAGAGTATAACTTTGTTAATGAATTACAACGTATCAATCAAGCTATTGATGCTGGTGCAGATGTAGATGTTCAAATGTTAGGAGCAGATTTACAAACTAAGATTGATGCTCAAGCAAAAATCTTATCTACAATTGATCCAAGTCAAATGGCATCATTTAGAGCTGGCATGACATTAAAAGGCAATGCAGTTTATAACAATGCTTTAGCTAATCAAGTGTTACGTATTAATGCTGAAAATCTTAATAAAGCTGAAAACATGATTAACATGTATGGCGTGGCTTTAGAGGATATGCTCATTGATACTGACGGTAATATGATAGATGCACATGCACTATTAACACCTGATGCAAAACGTGTAAGTGATTTAGCAGATCGAGTTCCTAAAGAAAAAGCTAAGTTATTAGAGAAGTTTGATTTACAAAGACAGCTTGCATATAAGGGCGCAATTAAAAAATATTTATCTACTCATATTGACCATGTACCTGAAGGTAGTCATTTGTTATTAGAATTAGAAAAGGGCAATTTAGGTAAGATGTCTAATGTGTATGCTGCGTTAGATCAAAAAACACAAGATGAATTGCAAAAAGAAATTATTGCAGAATACACAAATCGCAATACATTAAATGAAGCTATGCAGAAAGAATTAGAGTTTAATAATAACAAAAAAATTACTGACATTTATCTTGATAGAGCAAGTGGCAAAATGTCTGGATTACAAGCCATTGATAAATTAGAAGAGATGGGAATTAAATTAAGCAAATCAGAAGTAGACAGTTTAATTAAACCTATTGAAAGTACTAACGATACCATTAAAAATGCTATCTATTTAAAACGTAAAATACTTTATGGTGGTGCTGGTCTTACTGATATTATGGCAGCAGCAAGTAATCAATCTATTACATGGAATGATGCTAAGGCTTTAACAGATGATTATAATAGCATGACGAATTATGCTAGACGTGGACTTAATAGAATTAGAGTGGCTATGGGTGTCAATGAATTTAATGATATGAGCTTGATTCCACGTTTTAAACGAGAAGCTATTGATCGATTAACTAATCAATTATTAGCTGAAGCTTCTGCTAAAGGTAAAGCTGGTATTGCTTTTGATGATGAGGCTTATGCCAATATATTAATTAATGATTTCCAAAAATCACAAGATATAGAAAATATTAAGCAAGCTGTTGATGCAGTTCAATTAGCCATCGGTTCAGATCAAATTAAAATACAAAATGAACAAGATGTAATGAAGCTATGGCAAGGCAATGACGAAGCAACTAGAAAATTGTTACGTGATAATTATGATTTAAATAGAACTCAGATTGATGCAGTCATGAGTGAAATTAATTTAATACGAGGTTATACGAATGACTAATCAAGTGGATACAGATGCAAGGTTTATGCAGTATGAGGCAAGTAAATTAATGCTGCCACGTATTGACATTACACCAGATCAAATGACACCTGAAGAAATTCAAATAGAAAGTACTAAAGCTATGCCACAAGCATATGCCAAGGCTGTTCCTGAAATGGTGAGTGGTTTGGGTAAAGGTGTTGTAACAGGTATTGGTGGAACACCAAGTGAACTTGTTGGATTAGTAAGTGGATTATTAAATGCCATTAGTCCTAGAGATTATCAAGGCCAACCTCATGATCCAGATAAAGATCGTTTAACAAGGTTCTTAGAAGGTTATGAAGCAGTACCGGGCAAGATAGAAGATATTGATAAATTTTTATCAGAACAAGGCTGGGATGTAGAAGGCTTAGGTGAACCATTAAAAGATATCATTCAATTTATTGCTCCTGGTGCATTGACTGCAAAAAATGTCAAACGTGTTGTTAAAAGTGTTAAAGGTAAATAATTATGGCAGATAGAGACATATCACAAGATGTAACTAAAATGACAGAAGATGCAAATATTGCAACTGCTACAATTGTTGTACGTCCTGATGAAGAGCCTATATCAGTTGATAGTTTTTCTATGGGTAATGTGGTTGATAGCCAGTTAGATCAAACTTCTATTCAAGAACCACTTCCTAATACATTAGTTTTTAATGCAGAACAAGATCAAGAATCAGCTACATTAGATTTAATTAATCAAAATATACATACTGAATCTGTATTTACAGGTGATGCTATTAAAGTTGCTGGTAAAGTTCCTAAACCTGTTAGTGATTTGATTACTAAAAAAGTTATTAAGAATGTAGATAAAGCTAAACCTCCACATACTACATTTAATTACTTGCTCATTGAATCTGAAGATGGCTTAAAACAACACATGGAAATGTTGTCAAAAGCTCAAGGATATGACAAATATAAAACAGTTGATTTTACTAAATTACATGATGACTTAATGTCACCACAATATGCCATTATGGAAAATGGCAATCAAGTCAAAATATTTAAAGATAAAGCGCGTGCTGAAAAATATGTGCGTGATGCAGAAAAAACGGCAGAAGATGCAAATGCACCTGTGACTTTATCTATTGTAGAACAACCTATTTATGATTCAGCGTTTATTAAAAAAATGGTATCACCTAAATACCAAGGTGGTAAAACCATTGCAGACTATAAAGATATTTATAAACAATTTCAATTTCTAGCTGATGTAAGTAATCATGCCTATGAATTAGGGCAAAAAGTTGCTAAGGGTGGAACAGGATTAAAAACACAAGATATATTAGATTTTCAACATGCTGTTACCCTTGAAGGTATTGTAGCTAAGAAAATTAAAAAACAACAAGTTGATATTGCTCGATCATTAGGTGTATTGAATGTAGCTCGTAAACCTGGGCCAATGCAAGATAGACTTGCAGAAGAAGCTATGGATGTATTTGGTGGTCAAGAAGCTATTAAAAGATTTGCTAAAAAATATGTGAGTGAAACAGATCATGCAACTCGTACTAAATTGGCTGAACAACTTAATACACCTTGGTATAAAAAGGTTCAGGAAATTATACCAAGTATTTATGTTACAGGTTTAATCTCTCAGGTTGATTCTCATTTGCGTAATATTTTAGGCTTTGCTGGTATGCGCACTTTAATGATTCCAGAAAACTTTATTGCTGTGGGTTGGGGGAAAGCACGCACTTATTTATTCAAAGATGGTTTTACTATAGGTGGTAAAACTTTTATGCAAGCTAATCCTGAACGCATGGTGTTAGATGAAGCAATTATTGGTGCTTCATTTGAGCCACAATATTGGGGTCGTGCATGGTCTGCATTCAAAAAAGCATTAATGAAGAATGAGTTGTCTGATCCTTTAGGCAATAAAGTTATTCAAAGTCCAGTAGGTAGGCGTGCTTTTGAATATAACTTTGGTAATAATCCACATGAAAAATTTGCATCTAAATCTATTGAGTATATGGGTACGATGGCAACCATTAGTGGACGCATCATGATGGCTGAAGATGAGTTTATGAAAGGCTTAACTTTTTGGCGATCTATTGAAATGCAAGTTGTACGTAAACAATATTTTGAAGCACAACGATTAATTGAAAGAGGTATGAGCTATGATGATGCTCATAAAAAAGCTGCTGAATTAGCTGAAACATTGTTAGAAAGCCCAACTGAAGACATGATCATGGAGGCTATTGATTATGGTCGATATGCAACCAATACTCAAAAAATTACAGGCACATTAGGATCATTAGAAAAAGTATTCAATAATCCCTGGCTTAAGGTACATATGCCATTTATGCGTGTTGTGTCTAATGTCTTTGGTGCAGCAAATGAGCGTAATCCATTCACTTTCTATTTAACACCAAGATTTTGGAAAAATTGGAATGCGGGTGGTGTACAACGTGACTTAGCTATGGCACGCGTCACTATGGGTGGTGGATGGGGATATGTTATTAGCAAAGCAACACAGAATGGTTATATTACAGGTGCTGGTGCATTTGGCACATATGAAGATAGATTGCTTGCTGAAAAACAAGGTTGGCAACCTTATTCATTTGTATTTAATACAGGTGAGTTGTCGCCAGAAAAAATTAAACAATTTCAAAAGTTAACAAACGTAAGTATTACTAAAGATAAAATCTATGTGTCATATAAAGGCATTGAGCCTATCTCAATTTTGTTAGCACAATTTGCAAGTTTAACAGAGTTTGCTTATAACACTAATGCTACATCAGAAGATATAGATTTATTGTATACATCTGCTGTGATGTCAACATATGATTATATGACTGAACATCCATTAATGCAAACCATGGCTTCTATGGCCTCTATTATAGATTATAGAAAAGATGCTGCTGATGAATTAGGAAATTCTTTGGCAAAAATATCTGAGATTTATTCAACCTATGCATTGCAAGGTATTCCTACACCTATACCGCAAGAAGTAGATGGCGAAACAGTATGGATCGGAGGGCCTTGGAGTGGTTTTCAATCTGATTTGGAACGTTCTATTTATCCAGAAAAAACAAGTACTGCTCCAGCCGAAATGATTGGAGAGGACTATGACGCATATAGTTCAATTACTAATCCAGCTATTGAAGGATACAATACAGCATTTTCTAAGATTTGTGCCAAGACACAAAATTGCAGCCCTAATTTACCAGCATCATTAGACCCACTTACAGGGCAAATAGAACGTAATGGATTAGGTAATACATATGATTTATATGGCCCATTCAAAACAACTGAAGGTTTAATTCCGGGAGGATATACTGTATTAGCTGAGTTTGGTGCAAATAGGCCTAATCCTAAGCAAAACTATAAGAGCATTGATGGTGTGACTTTAAGCGCATCACAGATTAATGGCATCATTAGACTTGCAACTAAAGGTGGAAAATTAGACAAAACTGTTATAAAATTAGGGGAAAGATTGCGTAAGAATAATCGTCTTAATAAGATAGAGAAAGCAGAAATTATAAATGAAACAGTACAGCAAATGTATGCTGCTGCTAAAGATCAATATGTAATGTCTGATCGTTCTTTACGTGATGCCATTGCAAGACAAGAGAAGAAAAAAGTACAAGCAGCAGAGAAAGAAAAATCTGTAAACACATTAATCGGTGATAGGTAAACATTATGGCAATTGATATATCAAGCACAACGAGACGTATAGTATACACTGGCTCAGCTGGTGTAGGCCCTTATGCATTTGCATTTGAAGTATTGGCTCAAACTGACATTGCCGTATACTTTAATACGACTGAGCTGACACTTACTACAGACTATACTGTATCAATCTCTGGTGATGGTACAGGTTCTGTAACAATTGTCGTAGGCACCAATGTTCCTAGCACCCCTACAGCTTCTGATCGTATTACCATTGTCGGTGATAGAACTATTCAAAGAACAACAGACTTTACTACAGGTGGCCCACTCTTTGCTACCTCATTGAATGATGAGTTTGATAGTCAAACCATATTTGTTCAACAAATCTTAGAACAATCTGATCGATCATTACGCGCACCTAATACTGATCCTACTACCATTGATATGACATTGCCTTTAAATACAATAAGGGCAAACAAGACACTCGCGTTTGATGCAGATGGTAATCCAGTTACAGGTGAGATTGTAGGTAATTGGCGTGGTGATTGGGCAGCTTCTACTGCTTACAGTAAGCGTGACTTAGTTAAAGATACTACGAATAACAATGTTTATATTTGTATAACTGCACATACTTCTTCTGGTGCTTTACCACTTACAACCAATGCTGATTATGCTAAATGGAATCTTATGGTGGATGCTGCAAGCGCAAGTGGCTTTGCAGACGAGGCTGAGGAATGGGCAACTAAAACAGATGGTATTGTAGAATCCACAGACTATTCATCTAAAGCATGGTCTATTGGTGGCACAGGCGTTACTACAACATCAGGCAAAGGTGCTGCTAAAGAATGGGCAACCTCCACAGGGGCTGCTGTTGATACATCTGAATACTCTGCAAAAGAATATGCACAAGGTAATCTAACTGCTTCAGGTGGATCAGCCAAAGCTTGGGCAGAAGATGCTTCAAGTCCAGATGGAACAAGCACTAAATCCGCTAAGACGCATGCAAGTGAAGCTGCAACATCAGCAAGCAATGCCTCATCAAGTGCAAGTGCTGCGTCATCTTCAGCTAGTTCTGCTTCATCATCAGCAAGTGCCGCATCATCAAGCGCGAGTGCTGCTTCATCTAGTGCAAGTGCTGCATCATCTTCAGCAAGTGCTGCCGCTGCAAGTGAGGCTGCTGCTGCTGCTTATACAGATAACTTTGATGATACATATTTAGGTGCTAAAGCATCTAATCCAACAGTAGATAATGATGGTGATCCATTACAAGATGGTGCTTTATATTTTGATACAACTAATGATGTGATGAAAGTCTATGATCTTGGTACAACGACATGGTATCAATTAACACCGACTGTATCTAACCAAACGAATATTAATACTGTTGCTGGCATATCAGGCGATGTTACAACCGTTGCTGGTATCTCATCTAATGTTACAACTGTCTCAGGTATATCTGCAAACGTTACCACAGTTGCTGGTATCTCAGCCAATGTCACCACAGTTGCGGGTGATAGTGCAAACATTGGCACAGTTGCTACTAATTTATCAGGCACAGATACGATTGGAACTGTTGCTACCAACATTGCTAATGTAAATGCTACTGGTGCTAATATTGCTAATGTAAATACAGTAAGCGGTATATCAGCTAATGTGACAACCGTTGCTGGAAACTCTGCTAACGTTACAACTGTTGCTGGCATCTCTGCCGATGTAACTTCTGTTGCTGGCATTAGCTCAGACGTAACAACTGCTGCAACTAACATTGTAGATATTAGCAACTTTGCTGATGTTTACTATGGCCCTTCAGCAACTGCACCTACCGTAAGAGCAGACAGTTCTGCATTACAAATAGGTGATTTATACTTTGATACAGCAACCGACACTATGAAAGTGTATGGATCGGGTGGCTGGGTAGCGGCGGGTTCATCTGTCAATGGTACGGCGGATCGATTTATATATAGCGTATCTTCAAGCACAACAACCATTACAGGGGCTGATGATAATGCAAATACACTTGCTTATGATGCTGGTTATGTTGATGTCTATCTTAATGGTGTCAAGATGGTTAATGGCACAGACATTACAGCTACATCAGGCACAAGCATTGTCTTTGCTTCAGCGATTGGAACATCAGGCACAGATATAGTTGACATTATTGCTTACGGCACATTCTCATTAGCAAGCTTTAGTATTGATGATGCTAATGATGTGAATACTGCTGGCGTAGTTACGAATGATTTACTTCAATACAATGGTTCTAATTTTGTTCCTAAATCTTTTGACGAAGTTACACCATCACAAACAAGTAATGCTGGTAAGTATCTTACAACTGATGGCACAAACTCATCATGGGGAACAGTTACAACATATTCATTACCATCGCAAACAGGTAACAATGGTAAGTATTTAACTACTGATGGAACAAATGAGTCTTGGGGAACTATTGTTTCTTTTGACGCTGGCACATTAATGTTATTCCAGCAAACAGCAGCGCCGACAGGATGGACTAAACAAGCCACACATAATAATAAAGCATTACGAGTAGTTTCTGGAACAGCAAGTTCAGGTGGTTCGGTTGCGTTTACCTCAGCTTTTACGTCACAAACACCAACGGGTTCTGTTACGATCACAAGTGTTACAGGTAGTGCGGGGGCAACAACTTTATCGACACCACAAATTCCTTCTCACACCCATAATTATGACAGAACCAGTACACAGCCATTTCCTAATGGTAATTTTCAGGCTTCTACTGTCAGGGGTAATGTAAGCACAGCTACTTCCGCAACAGGGGGTGGCGGTTCTCACGACCACCCATTTAGTTTCTCTAGTGGCTCTGGTACATTTAGTGGCGATGCTATTGACCTAGCCGTTCAGTATGTTGATTTAATTATTGCATCTAAGGATTAATATATGAGGATAGAACAAGGAACATATTGCCCGCTAATACAAAAAAAATGTATTGGATTAAAATGTAGTTGGTTTACAAGAATACAAGGATATGACACTAATACGGGAAAAGACGTAGATGAATATCAATGTGCTGTAACTTTATTGCCTATGTTATTAGTAGAAAATTCTGGACAACAAAGACAAACAGGTGCAGCAGTAGAATCATTTAGAAATGAAATGGTTAAAGCAAATGAGAATAGTATTAAAATGTTAGCGCAATCTGCTAAGTTAAAAATAGGGGATAAAAGATGACTAGAGCAAGAGACATAGCAAGCACGGCAGTTTTAGATGCAGACCTTGGATCAACTGTGCAAGCCTATGATGCCGATACTGCAAAGTATGATGATGCAACTGCAAACTTTACTGGCACACTACAAGGCAGTGGTAGCAATGTAGTCGTAGCTAGTGACATTGGCTCTACCGTTCAAGCTTATATTACCCCTGGCACGTCTGGAAATGTATTAACCTCTAACGGATCGGCATGGACTTCTGCTGCCGCTGCCGCTTTTGATGCTGGTACTCGATTAATGTTTGCTCAAACAGCAGCGCCGACAGGATGGACTAAAGATACAGTAAACTATAATGAACATTCTTTGCGTGTAACAACTGGCGCAGCCAGCACAGGAGGTACGGTAGATTTTACAACTGCATTTGCGTCTAAGACTCCAACAGGCTCAGTAACCATTACAAGTGTTACTGGCACAGCGGGAGCTACAACTCTTTCAACACCACAAATCCCAGCTCACAACCACGGCCCATCTTCACTGGCCGCGACGGACGGCATCCAGAGAAACACATCGCCTCAAATTTCTGGTGGTGTTGGCAATCTTAGCACTGTTTCACTTCAAAATACAGGCGGTGGCGGTTCTCACGACCACCCATTTAGCTTTACTTCTGGTTCTGGTACATTTAGTGGTAATGCCATTGATTTAGCAGTAAAATATTTAGACGTTATAACAGCAACTAAAGACTAAATAACATTTTAAAAGGAAAAAGATAAAATGAAAGTAACGATTGTAAAGGAAGATAACAAAGTTCATGTAGATAATAATGCTTTGGATATTGATCTAACTGGCGTAGCCTTTCCTGAAAATTTTTGGGCATTACAATGGAATGGTTCTTCTGGACATATAGAATATAATAATTCTATGATTCAAAATGATGAGATAACTTCTTTACCAGACTGGGCCAACGTGTGTGTAACAAAATGGCAAACAAGAAAAACAGAGATTGAAGCTGAAATAGCAGCAGCAGCAGCAGCGGCAGCAGAAGCCACAGAATAAATTGTCTGTTGTTAATTTAGATACATTAGATAAGTACATTGTCGTATTAAAAAATCAACTTACTGAATCATTGTGTGATGCTATATTAAATGAATATAGCCATACCGATGAATGGACAAGTACAGTTATAGGTGCAGATGCAAAAGAAGATAAGACAGTTAGAAACTGTGACACTATACAATTATCACAACCCTTTACTATACAAAATAATAATATTCGGCTAAAACTTGATAAAGACATATTTAATATAGTAGGCAAATGTATTCAAGAATGTTCTAAATTATTTAAGTATCTTCATGTGCAAGAAGACACGGGGTATGAGTTACTTAGATACAAACAGGGTGGTTTTTATAGTCAACATTCTGATACCTTTTTACAAGCACCTAGATTAATGAGTGCTTCATTAGTGTTAAATGATAATTATGAAGGCGGCGAGTTTGCTTTTTTTGACAGGCAATTGAAATATAAATTAAACAAGGGAGACGTATTAATGTTTCCATCTACATTTATGTTTCCACATGAGGTAATGCCTGTGACTAAAGGAACTAGATATTCTATTGTTACTTGGTTTAGGTAAAATACAAATCTAATGGAACAGCATTTAACATTATTTGCAACTCATAAATATGCTTACCTTAAGTCTTTTATAGACGAACAGAATTGTGCAGAGCTAACACAAGTATTAAAACACGCAGTTAAAGACGGGCTAACGACACAAGATGATCAATGCCCTAAATCACAAGCTGTGTATGGACACCCTAAGTTTGACCAATTATTACAAGATTTATTACCTCGCTTTGAAATTGCAAGTGGATTTAAATTATTACCTACTTACTCATACGCTAGACTGTATGCTCCAGGTGAGGAATTATTAAAGCACACTGACCGACCAGCGTGTGAAATAAGCGCAACAATC